TATTAATGTAACGTCGTCTATGGGAAGGTTCCCTATTCTCTCTGGTTTATATTGACCATCGAAAATATGTACATAGTCTGGTTTAATACCATTCTTCATCAATAGACTCATAGAACTATTGGTACTGATAACCAACCCATCGAAGTTCTTTATATGAGGTATTGTATCTTCAAGGCTAGGTCCTGATCCTGTAATCAATGCAGGTTTGTTTTTATGTGCCATGAACAAGTTAGCAAAGTTTTCTTCTTCGCCTAACAGTTTACTTCCATAGTTAGTTGCAGTATTGGATACCCATTTGTGTAACCAACCTTGCATTATCTTTTCGTTCCTAGCTTTTAACTGTTCCTTCTTTAGAAGACCTGCATTATCCATATACACCTCTAGGGCGGTTAATCGTGATTCTTATCTTTGATTTGATCAACCAAGATACCATGTATCTTTCCTACTTTATCTGCTATAGACCTCTGTCTCATATCCATACTCTCTACCATCTTCTCGTTGGTATGAACACGCACCTCTAATTTCTTTCCTTCTGGTAAAGGATAAGCATACAGTTGCAATACAATGTATAACCCACCTATCAATGCTACAAATGCACTGACACCTACCCCTAAGTAACCCATTACAATCCTATCTTATATATAATAATTCCAGTAATAATACCGATAACAACTGCTATCACACTACACATACATGGAAATTTACATTTACAGTTCATATATTATATCCTTATGGTTTTGGAAAATCGCTTCTTACTTTATTGTAATTCTCCACATACGCATCCCATTTATCAGTTTTGTCTAAAATTTCTTTCTCAGTGTACGCCTCTACAAAATCACTCAATACAGGATACGCTTTTGCTCTATTTCTTTTATATTCTTCGTTAGTATATTGAGACTCTAACTCTGCTTTTTTATTTAATATCTGTTGGTTGGTAATGTTGTTTGGGTTTCCATCTTCCCATGTTAACTTTTCTATTTCTTCCCCTTGCATAGTTACTACTGCATTGGGGTCTAAAGCTATAACTGCATCAATAATATCTATCATATCTATGCTCCAATTTCCGTTAGAACCAAACTACCTGTACCTCTAGTTATCAATTTTGCAGTACCTGCTGCTGTTTTTATTCTCACAGTATAAGTAACTGCTCCAGAAGTATTTGGTGTATCTTTCATAATACCTGAAGAAGGAAGGTGTAAATCAAAATTACCAGATGCACCACCAAGTTCTGCATATTCGCCAGAGAAATTATGAATATCCGTAGTACCTCTCTCTAGCCCAATATCAGACCATTCTCCCCTAGTGCCACCAAGGTTGAACGTAGCATTGTACTGCACTATAATTACAGAAGAAGAAGCTGCAGGCGTGATAGCAAGTGTTAGATTGGTATCGACATATGAAGAAGAAGTCGTGGTTGTACTTGACGTAGTGGTCATCGAAACTACCTGAAGAACCTTTCCACCACCAGCAGAAGCTACCCATGAAATATCTACACCATCTGTTGTTAATACAGTAGAAGTAGCCCCTACTGCCAAAGCTGCTGGATCGCCAGAAGCATCTCCATAAATAACTTTTCCTCTCGCTAATCCTGCCATTTTAGCTAACGTAACTGCGTTATCTTGAATATCTGCTGTCTCGATTGTATCATCAGGAAGTATAGGGACAGTGGAGAAAGTAGCAGTTCCACTCACTAACATCGCACCCAATGTCGCAGTACCACTTACAATGATAGATTTCAAAGTAGCTGTGCCACTTATAATCATGTTTCCTATCGTTGCAGTACCACTTACTACTATTCGAGGTAAGGTAACGGTATTACTAACTTTCAAATCACCAACTGTCGCTGTTCCACTTACTACGATTGTTTTCAGAGTAGACGTAGCCGATACGACTAAAGTGTTTAATGTGGCTGTCGCTGTTACAACCATTGTATTGATTGTGGCAGTAGCACTCACAACTAATGAATTGGAGGTAGTGGTTGCAGAAACAAGTAACGAATTGGTTATCGCTGTTCCACTATTTATAATGTTACCCAACGTAGCAGTTCCACTCACTGTTAGATTAGGTAAGGTAACGGTATTCGATACCTTCAAGTCTCCTATTGTGGCTGTTCCACTTACTACGATTGATTTTAAAGTTGCTGTACCACTCGCTATAATGTTTCCAAGTGTGGCTGTTCCTGATACGACTAAGTTCGGTATAGTAACTGTGTTAGATACTTTTAAATCTCCGACAGTCGCTGTGCCACTACATACCAGACCACTTATTGTAGCAGTTCCTGATACGACCAATGTACCTAGCGTAGCCAATGCACCTAATGTCGCAGTACCTGACACTTTAAGATTGCCGACAGTAGCACTAGCTATGACAGTCATTTTGCCGATTTCGGCAACTCCGCCACTAGCGGTGATAGTTACTGTAGCAGAACTACCTACAGCAATCGTTTGTGTTGTTGTTCCCAATGTAATCGTGGAAGACAAAGACATAAGCACATTCGTAGAGAATGAAGCTGTAGTCGCTGAGGCAAGATCAAGTTTAGCTGCCTTAATTCCTGCCGAAGAATCTATGTTGTCGTTGTCTATATTCCCATTAACGAGAGTATATAAAGTAGTCTCGTTATCTGTAACTTCGGCTGGTTGAATAACATCACCAGCAGTGTAAGTGTAAGGGCGAGAAACTGTTCCCATAATAACTCCTAACTTGATCCAATAACTAAATAATTAAATGCCACTGTTGCACTTGTTGTGTAAGTAAAAGATGCAGTAGCTTTTGTAACTGTTGCACTTCCTGTTTCTGCTAAGGGAGTGATGTTAATAATATAATCTGCCGACTTTATTTTTGATAACGATACGCCTGTATTTGAGGTAGCCGAACCCCACTCCATATTTGTATCTAAAAAACCATAGATACCCATAACATTATCGTGCAAAACTCTTGGTGCAAATTCATCATTTAAATCCTGTATAAACAATGGTTTACGAAGTTTTTTAGATGGCATTATTCAAATCGCCTCAATGCAGGTAAAATTTGATATCTCAAAACCCAAGTATCAATTCGCCACGCAGGGTCTTTACTCGAATCAGAAAACTTAATAGAGAGTGCTTCACTTCTATTAGATAAAGATAATCGTTTGATCACCGATATTGCTGCTCCCCATAAATCTTCTCCCCATTTAGATACTCCCCAATAGGAAGCAAATCCTCCTGTAGATAAAACAACAGTATCTGCGGTTATGAAACTACCAGCCCAATTCTCTGCGGTAGATATCGTTACTGTTCCACTAGAAGTCTGACCAACGACAGGAATAATCTCTCTCCATCTCTTAGTTACGTCAGGCATATTCGCATGGAATGGACCTGTTTGATATCGAGAAGCAATAGCGTTTCCATCATTGGCATCATCAGAGGAATCTCCATCTGCATCGCCTGTTTCTAACCTACATATATGACCATCATAATCTCCTGCATACAACACTTCTTGATCATCTTCTATAGCGACACCTAAGTAAGCAAAGTTTCTATCATATTTATCTACTGTCCATGCCCCTGTAGGTTGATTTGTCTTAGGGTCTGGTGTTCTTAAATCGTAATGGTAATTTAATACAATACTATTCTGTGTTTTATTTTTCTCTGCCACTAAAAAACTAACTCTAGATTGAGAAGCTATGTTCACACCCTGTATGTTATCAAACTTTGCTAAATTAATATTAAAGAAATCACTTGTATTCGCAAGAGGTCTTTCTATTCTGTTGGATATAATGCGTGTATTAACTCCATCAAACTCATAAAAATTCTCTCTCCAAGGCCAGACTATTAAGTTTCTATTTGCTACGTTGACTATACTTCTTTGATTTGTAGCCCCTACTGAACGCCTAACAGCGTCTAATCTTAAATCATCTCTGTCTAAACCAGAAACACGATACATTCTATCTGTGGTAAAAATAAATAAGTCGTCAAATAAAGATGTTGCCCCTATAGTTTGCCTATCTGTTGGAAATCTATCTGTTGTTCTCCACTGTGTAGAATCGCCTTGATGTGATATTTCAAAATTATCTCCTCTTGCTGGTATTTTTAAAGCAACAGCGTGCCTGTTCCAATCACTCACCACTTCTGCTAAAGGTGCGGTTGCTGTATTTAAGTCAGTACATGCAGTAGCAGAACCATCCCATTGTAGTATGTTAGAACCACCATCAGACGCAATCATCAATATATCGTTAGATACAGCGAATGTTACATCTCCACCAGACCAAGTTCCTGAAGGAGTAATGGAAGTGAACGTATTTGTTCCAGCATCTTTTTTGTATATTTTGTTTGCAACGCTACCACTATTCACACATACAATTAAGTCTGAGTTTCCAGTAAAACGAAGATAATTAAAAACCCCAGTAATAGTTCCAGAACCGACAAGACTTGCTGTATTAACAACGTAGTATCCTTTTCTCTTTCGTATTCCACCTGTAGGTATTAACCGTACATTATGGATATCTAACGCTTCATGTTCTTTCACAGACGTTATTTGCGTGGAATCATTGATGCCACCAACATTATTTCCGAACTCCACTCTTTGCATTTGGAGGTTGTTAGCCATAAATATATCCCTTTATTTCTTTGCACCTTTTCACTACTTCTTCAAAGGTGTCGTAATCAATCGCTTGTTCTGCATCGGAAACAGACTCATCAGGGTTAGAGTGCACTTCACATAACACACCATCAGCACCTGCTGCCACTCCTGCTCTCGCAAGTCTAGGAACTAACTTTCTGTCTCCACTTCCATGAGAAGGATCAGCTACTATTTTCAATGCAGTATATTCTTTTATCATCGCAATAAACGAAGCAGAGAAACTCCACCTACAATGATCTTCAAAACTAACGATTCCTCTTTCGCATATTGCTACATCTTCTGCTCCATGTTGAAGCAAATACTCTATAGCCCCAAGCGTTTCATCCACTGTCATCCATGAACCACGCTTTAATAATACTTTCTTTCCATAAGAAGCTATCGCTTTCAACAACGGATAATGCTGTGCATGACGCATACCTATCTGTATCCAATCTGCATCGGTAACGTGTTGCATATCTGGTATATCCATCACTTCCACTATCCAAGGAAGTTTGTTTCCACCTGCTGCTGTTGAAAGAGATAGTGATCTATCTGTTACAAATCCACTATTCTCTGGAGGGTACGTTCCATATATATAACAACCACCTCGTAACATAGTGGCTCCTGCTTGTCGTACCTTACAGGCTATGGCATATATCTGTTCCAAGTTCTCTACAGAACATGGTCCTGCAATAAACTCTAACTCTGGTGCTTCTTTCTCTTGATAGGAACGTACTAAAGGGTATTTTGCATCAGGTCCGAATAGCTTCGCTAACTTGGACATGACATACTCCCTTCATGTCGTTCATAATTGTAAATGGGTCTCTCTGTTCTGACTAATCCCCATTTTGATGTAGCAGTTCCAAAAACTTCATTAGATATTTTGCGAACAATAGAC